TTTGTATTTTTTTCCTTATTTGTTTTATCCATTCGTCAACAACCTTCTCCTGTTCTGGTGTCAATCTAAATTTATAACATTTTAGTTTTGCATCTTTCGGATATATCGAAGGTCTACCAGCGCCTTCACGTTTTCCGCCTCGTGACATTTTATCACCTCATTTTTTTGATTTTAGTATATCATATTCAACCATAAAAAATAAGCCCTTGCGTAAAATCAAGGGCTTTACTTATTTCTATTATTTTGTAGCAACCGCTATTACTCCACCAGCTAATCCAACGCAAAAGCCGTTAAGCCAGCCTTTCCAATAAGCACGTTCTCGTTCGTCAGCCGCCGCTTCCCTTTCTGTCTGAATTTGCCGCCTCAATTTCTCGGCATATTCGTTGGCTGTCTGCAACGATTTCTTCGCACTCTCCAACGATGCGCTTGCAGTCTGTAATTCCTGCTGTAATTGCTGTACCTGCGTTTTGGCTTTGGTTAATAAGGTCATCAATTCTGCCTGCTGTTTCTCCTGCGCTGTTAAGCTGTCCGCCAGCAGCGTCAAGTTCGCTTGCAGCCTGTTGGTGTTCTCTTTCAATTTCTGCCATTGTGTTATCGGTACTTTTATGTAGCTGTTCGATGTTGGCATCGTTTCCGCCGCAGCCTCGCACTGTGCAATAAACAAAGGCACAAAACACCAAAGCAACGATAATAAAATAAATACGATTATTATTGGTAGATTTTTCTTGTTCATTTGTCATTTTTTACCCCGCCAACTGCTGTTTGCAGCAAAAAGCCCAACAAATGCCAAATTCTGTTTTTTATATGTTCCATGCAGATTTCAGCACCGTATTTTTCGTCATAGTTTTCTTTTTTGACGCAGGAGCTACTCTCCACAATTTCAAAACCGTTAACAAGCGTTGCCCTAACCACGGTTGTTTTATCACCCATGGTAATTACATCAACGCTCTTAATAAAGTTATCTACATTATCTTGCGTAATGGTTACATTATCGCCTACTTGCATATAGGCTTTTTCAAATACTTCTTTAGGCGACCAGCTTTCGTATCCATCAGGATAACGCAGTTTATAACCTTCGTCACCGATTTTATTATTATCTGTATTCTTCCATGCTTTGCACGGTTCCGCTTCAATCATTTTGCAGCCTATATATTTTTTCATTTTCCTTTTCTCCTTGTTTTTATTCTTCCGGCAATTCAATGTTTTCCATAACAGCACGTGCTTCTAAAATTGCAATATAATCCGCCATTGCTCCAAGCTGGATATTATAAGTGCTGCGTGGGCAAGTCGGTTCAAAATCTAATTTGCCTGCATCCCATTTTTCGACCATAGCTATTAACTTTTTAAACCGAATAACCACTTGCATATATTCAGCAACAAATCTTTCTTTATAATCATCGCTGACCATCATTTTAACAGTGTCTTTTAATTCCATTTATCTCACTCCTCGAAGTTTTAAATAAGTTTGTGGGTATTACAATAATTGCAATACCCACAAAAGATTAATTGAATACGCCGCCAGCAATACAACCAACGATAATCGCCAGTACAATACCGCCAACAATGGCCATCTGGGTTTTATTCATTTCTTTCACCCCCTTCCAATACATAACTACTTTTATTAATAAAAATAATAATTACCGTCAAAATATTTGCCGCCGATGCGCAATTTATCGGTATACTGCCACATTTTAGCGTTCGGCCAATCGCATTTACTGCCCCACTGTGCGCACCAATACGGCACGTAATCCGCAAGCTGGGTTGTATAAATTTTATTTTCCAGCCAGTCTAAATTTGCATAAACGCCGCAGCTGTACCCGGCTTTGTTACATTCCACGATAAATGCGCTGCACATGTCAGTGATGGTTTGATTGTCCGGCATCCCGTTTTCGCGTTTGTAGCCGTCAGCATCTTCCATGTCAAACCACACTCCCATTTCCAGGTCATCCGGTTCAACGCCGCAGTCTTTTAAAATATAAAGCAAATACTGTGCTTCGGCTTTCGCTTCTTCCGGCGTCATGGCATAGCTGTAATAATACACGCCTACTTTTAAGCCGGCCATTTTGGCGCCGTTAAAATTGTCGTAAAAGCTGCCGTCTAAATGTTTATTGCCAAAACCCAGGCGGATAATAGCAAAATCCATACCGGCATTTTTTACTTTATTCCAGTTTACAATGCCGTTATGTTCTGATACGTCAATACCTTTCAGCATATTTTTCAACTCCTTTATAGCTATTTCCAACGCTTCTTTGCGCCGCCGTTCCGTTATATCCAAACGTTCCGGCAGCAAATCAATCATCTTTTGTAGTTCCTTTGCTGCTTCCAGTTTGTCCATCGGCTTTTTCCTTTAATCTGGCCAGTGCGCTCCTAATAAAAGCAGGTATATGTTCGCCCCACCCTGCGCGGTCAATGTTTTCAATTATGCTGCCTGCTTCATTAAGTGCGTATGCGCATATAGCTGCCTGCCTTAATAGATGCGTACCCATTGCAATATCAACCGTATTACAAAGCGCTACAACGCCTAAAATAACGGCTTTTTTCGCAAGCCCCACAAAGCCAACACTGCTGTCCCATTTCCCGGTGCGGCAGGCGGCAACAATGCCGGTAATATAATCAATTATCATCAGTGCTGTTAAAGCATATATCATCTCGTCAAATCCGCCTATCGCAATGGAAAGTGTAAACCCTATGGCCGCGCCGATTGCCATTAAGTATTGTTCCGCGCCCGTCGGCATACAATTTTTAATAAATTCATATACATCGTCAAGTATAGTTCCCAAACTGCTCATGTTCTGCTCCTTCCTGCAAAAAATGCAAAAAGCATAAACGTTACAATCATGCCAACGATATAGCCTGCAATAAATTCCATAATCATTCTTCCTTTTCTTTATCACGCAAAATATATTCGCCTTTGGCATCTACAACAACATAGCTGTACTTTGCTTTTATAACGTCGTCTACAGGAACGTTATAATGCTCTGCTATAATGTTGCGTACTTCTTCGCTGCTCAATACAATGCCGCTTCTCATAGCGTAATAGCCTCGACTTCCTCGGCCGTGGTCGCTGCTTGTATTTGCGCATCAATATTGCTGTACCACGCATATGCTTCTAACTGCGATGTGCGTACTGCGTTAAATACCGTGGTAAAATCAGCAAGTTGCATTGTAATCATGCCCTTACCGCCATCAGTTTTCCATACTTTGTATGGCGTGCTGCCGCTTCCTTCCGCCGCTTTCCAGCTGGCCATAAAATTTGTGATGTCTTCGTTTGCGCAGTCAAAGCCATAAGTATTTCCATCAGATAACTGCACCTGCCTAACAGCGTCGCGCTTTTGCGCAAATACTGCGCCTGCATCGTTATGTTTTGCTGTTTTTAATTCGACCAACGTCGGGTCTTGTTTAAGCACCCATTCGCCGTTTTCCATATACGCAGTAAAACCTGCTTGCGCTGGCGGTTTCGTCCACACACAATTTGCCTCGCCAATATACGACGGGCTGCCTTTTATATCAGTCTGCCATGTATCAAGTTGCGCTTCATGGTTGCCAATGTATTTGCCGTTTGCCGGGTCAAATTCATAAAGTAACATTTTATTCTCCCCCTATCAGGTTGTTATACAATGTTTCCATGTTACGGCGCTGCGCTTTGCTCATGTATTTGTAAAAGCTGCCGCGCCACGAAAAGAAACAGTTTTGTATGTCTTGTTTTGTTATTCTGCCTTGCTTTTGTAATTTTGCAAGTTTCTTTAGCCTGCGCCGCATTGCTGTTACCCGTTTCGGGTTAATGCGTTCTATTACACGGCCTGTTTCAGTAAGCGTGTACCGGTTCTGTAAAAAGCTAAAAGTTTGCGATAGTTTTATAATTTTAACTTTGCGCTCATTAAAAATAAGCCCTAACGCATCAGTTTGTACTTTAATTTCCAGCAGCAGTTCCTTTAGGTGTTCTTTGCTACCGCTGATAATAAAAGAATCGTCCATATAGCGTCCATAGTATTTTTCACCTTTGACTATTTTGATGAAGTTATCTACCGGCGTAGGATAGTAAATTGCAGCTATTTGTGATGCCTGGTCACCAATATCCATACCTTTATTAAGGTATTTACTGCCAGTTTTCATTTCATTTGGTACATCAGCATAGTCAAGTGCTTTGTAGCGACCGTTATAAAGTGCTACTATTTCAGCGTCTGCCAAATACGATACGTCCTGCCTACAGCTTTTTATGGCTTTACCTAAAAGCGCTAATACCTCTCGGTCTTTTACATGCTTAGCTATTGCTTTGTATACGCCGTCATGTCGCAAGTTATCGTAAAAGCCGCTAAAGTCCATTAAAAGTATATAGCCGTCATTAGTGCCGTATTTTCTGTAATAACGGTGCAGCATTATCTTAAAACGCTTGCGTGCCATTGCCACGCCTCTGCCTTCCAGCGATGCGTAGTTATCATAAATAAGTTTTGGGAGCAATGCCGGCGTTAACACTTCGTCACACAAAACGTGCTGCACTATTTTGTCACGGATAGCAGCCGCACGTATCAACCTTGTTTTTCCACGTTCTTTTATTACAAACTGTGTTTTCGGCATCATTTCATATTCACCGCTTTTAAGTTCTTGCTGCAACACTGCCAATTGATGCAAAAAGTCTAATTCAAAGCGCTGCATTTGCGGTTTATAAGCGCAAACTTTTCTTGTCCTGCAAAATGCCCTGTACAAGGCATTTCCGTCGTAAATTATATTAGTCATATTTTTATATCTGCTGTTTATAGCCGTACCTGTCGTAACAGAAGGCATCAGCTTTAGCATTTACCTTTATAGGATGGACAACTGCTCCTTTTGCTGATTTTACCTGTCATAACGGATATATACTCCGATACTTGGTATAACCGTAAAATCGGGCGCACGCCATTAGAATTCGACGCGTTGTTGTTGCTGCAATTGCCATTGCCGTTCACATTCGCGAAGTTGTTCGAGTTGGCCACATTCAGCAGTTGCCCAATGAAATTATTTTATAGGTGCGTCTAAAAGTCGCGGTATGCTTTTATTATCCGATTTACGCCAGGCTTTTAAAAGGTTTATTTCTTTCTGTATCAGCGCATCATAAGGAATAAATTTGTTAACGTCAGGTCCGAAGTCTTCAATGATATATTGTAGTTCTGCGCTTAACCTGCCGCATTCTGCTATCGCTTTAGTTTGGTGCAAACGCCGCTCACAATATTCCGCCCATGTTTTAGGGTAAATTTTGTTGGCAAAGATAATATTAGCGGTTATTTCACGCAGTATATCCAGCAGGTAGTCGGTTTCTTTTACCAGTTCCCGGCTTTCAAAATTTAACCGCTGTTCTTGTTGCTGTTCGGTTTCATAGCTGCGCGCTTTCGGTTTATATCCAAAGTTACGCTGTGCCAGTGCCCGTATTTCACGCCGTAATTTTAAAGCATGGCTAAATACTTCAAACTGCGATTCTTTTCTTTCGCTTTTGTGTATAGTCATACTCGCTCCTTACCCGCCCCGGACAAGCCGGGGCGTGATGTCTGATTATTTGATGCAAAAAGCGGGGCGCACGCCACAAGAATTCGACGCGTTGGAGTAGCCGCAATGGCCAATGCCGGTCACACACGCGAAGGCGCGCGAGAGGGCCACATCTCTAAGCCAGTAAGCATTGCGCGACGGTGTATGTATCATCGTCGGGTCCAGTGCAAAACCCGGATACTGGCTGTTATCAATCGTATAATTGCCGCGCCAGTTCGTGCCTGCATAAGCATTTTTCCAAACAAGGCCGCCATATACGTTAAATTCGTTCATCAGCCAAACTGTAGCGTCATACCATTCGCCAACAGTGTTTTCGTAGCCACCTTCTGCAACGCTATTTTGAAATAACTGTCTAATTGTCAAAAGGTGCGTTGAACCGAAGGCGCTTTGAATAGTTGTTTTGGCTGTGTTCAGATTGGTAGTATACATAGCGCTGCCAACGTATGCGCCAGTTACAACGTTTGTGCTGTTCATTTGCGCGTTATACAGCGGGTTGCGCGGCACCACTACAGCATGGTGCGTGGTACAAGCTGTATCACCTGTATTATAGTAATAGTCAAATGCTACTATTACATAATCAACGCCGTTAATGGTCCAATAGTCGCCAATGTACAAATCATCAAATGTGCCCGCCTGTATTGCTGCACTTTGTGTTTCTGTTAAACTACTGCCAAGATACTTGCCACGGAAGATGTCGTTATGCGCGCCAGCATTATCGACAAGCAAAATGCTTGCAACGTCCTTGCCGCCAACAACAACACTTGCTCCGCTTATCGCTCCCGTGCTCGATACACTCCCTGCACTTACTTCACCCTCAGAAGTAACCTTTTTGCTTTGCACGTCGCCCCAGCGTTTAGCAGCAGTACCTAAACTGCCCTCGCCGTCAGCACGCGGCACAATGTTCTTTGTGCTCATTAAATCAACTCCTTAATCCTCAATAGGCATAATATCGCCGTTTTCGTCAATTTCAAAATTGGTTGACGTCTTCGGCACGTAAAGCGGCTGCAAGTCGCCGTTTACATCAAGCTCAAATGTTTCGTATTTAACCTGCGTTATAAGCACCCATTTATTACTGCTGTTGGGGTTTTCTCCTGTGCTTTCAGCTATGCAACGATATGTATCTCCTTCTGCCGTCATCACAACGTCGCCCGGTTCATATGTCGTTAAAGGGTCATACACTTCAACTTGTGCCGCCATTGCTTCCGCACGGTCCGCAGCAAGGTTTGCTTCATATGCGTTATTGGCTACTTCCTGCCGGTCCTGCTCCACTTCCGCTGCCGTGGCGTTTACATTATTAAGTATCCCTTGCGCTTCGTCCTTAATATCTTCCGTGTCGCTTTTAATATCATTTGTTTCGTCACGTATCTGTGCGGTTTCATTTTTTATGGTTTGCGTCTGGTCACGCAGCAAAACAGTTTGCTCATAAACAGCCTGCGGATTGTCTATGTTAACAATTTTTTTGCCGTCACTACTCCAACCGAACGCCATGCCTGGCACCGGCTCCGGCAACGATGTGTCAACATCATCGCCGCTGCCGATTGTCAGTTTCAAGCTTCGGCTTGTTTCGTCGCCAAGCTGTTGCGTTATCATGGTAAGGTCGTCAAGCGCCTGTTCTACATCATCGGCGTAATAGTCGCCCTGGTTAATTAAATCTAACCGTTGCTGTAACGGTAATTCACGCATGATAACAAGGCGTTTCCCGTCTGCCAGCGGCGTGCCGCTTTGCGGGTATGTTACGGTTTTAGCAGTCATATCGGCAGTAAAATTATCTGTTTCAGCGTATGTATTATCGTCCTGTGAAATAAATAAATGTACCCATTCTGGATGCGCTTCATTTATCTCAAATGTTATAGGAAACACCGTTGTGCTGCCATTGCCGATATACACGCTGCGCACGTTTTCTTTTTGTACTACCATAATTTCACCTCGCTCATTAAAAAGAAAAAGCACCTAAGCCGTTAAGCCTAAGTGCTTATAAAAATTTACAGTATTATTTTATCATGCTTTTTGCTTTATTATGTAATTTACATTTTGAATTATTTTTTATCTTTCTCTTTCCGGCCGGCGCTTAAATAAATCGCCTACCTGCGGTTCCATATCATTATACAAAATGTCCCACGCATTGAAAAATAATTTATTTACTATTCCCGGCACACCAACAACATAACCGCCTAACGTTGCCGCAGGTTCTATTAAATCAGTCAGTTCAGAATCCTCGTCCGTAGCCACTTTATTTACCTTGCCTGCTGTACGTATTACGCTGTTAATTGCACTTTCCGCAGCCGTCATCCTATACCTATAGCCACTAAAACCCATAGCGTTATCTAAAACTGCATTACCGGCAGTTCCAACAGGTCCAAGTAAACTAATAGGATAATGGAATAATTCTTTGGTTATTTTCATATATTCGTCATCGTCATCATCAAACGGATTTTCGGCAGCAAGCAGTAAGTTAACCAAGCATACGGCAAACCATTTACCGGCAGCAAATGCGCAAATATTTTGCGCCGCTTCAAACCGTGATTGCCAATCGCCTTTTTTCCATTTGTTACGGAACATGCCATATTGGCGCTCCCATTGGTTGTACTGCGTGTTCAAAAAGCCCTGGAACATCATAAATAATTTTGCCAGGTTGCCGCCGCGCTGCAAGCTTGAAACGTCCGTCAATCTACTGCTGCCAAGTGTCCTGCGTATAACCGCATCGGCAAAGTCAACCGCTTCCTGTTCCGTTGCCCCGGCGTTAATCTTTTTCATATACGCCTGCGCCCATACCGGCATAGCAGTAAAATTGTCGGTATACGCCATAGCTTTACCGCCCCAGTCCATGGCTTTCTTTTCAATAGGATTAAGATTGTCCTCATCTTTAATTTCACGTAAGGTAATATCCGGGTTTTCTGTTCTTTCGCGCATAAATACACTCTTAGAAGTTACAAACGCGCGCAGCCCCTTTTCTCCATCGCCGCTTTGCCAGTTCTTACCCCAGTTTGCCATAGCCGCAAGAGCGTCTGCATACCCAAAGCCTTCAACACTTCTGCCGTATAAAAGCAAGTTACCGCCGTTTTGCAGCATGGTTTTAATATTGCCCATTATGGCCACCGCCACTGTTTTACGCCTAAGCCAACCGGCTGCATCGTTTAACAGGTTTTCTCCTTCGCTTGTACCTGGCATTTTAAATGGCTGTGCTGCTTTTTCCAGCATTTCCCTAAACACACGCATTTGTGCCGGTCCAAGTTTTTCTTTTAACATCGTATACATGCTTTCATCGTTCAATATGCGTCTAAAGCCTGTCAATGTTTCACGCCAGCAAAGGTCATGGATGCCGTTCTGCATTACATAAAATTCTGCGCCGCGCGTTAAATCAATCGGGTAAGAAGCATTTACACGTTCTTTTAAATTGCCATTGCCGGTTGCCAGCGTGCGGATATTTCTGCCCTGGTTAGGTTCAGTGTCCGAAACAATAACATCCTGCCCTTGCGGTTTGCTGCCAAATTCGCCGTCGCGGATAAGTGGAAAATACCCACCTTTAAATACAACCGAAGTTCCGTCGGCCAGCGTAATTTCAACCGGCAGTGCTTCAACCTTTTTAGGCGCAAAACCTTTAGTGCGTTTTTCAAGCGCCGAAAATTCTTCCCAATACATATTGGCTGCGTCAATCATATCCTGCGCATATTGTATATCAGCAACTGTAAGGTTCTCGCCCAAATATGTTAAAAGGTTGGCTTTGGTTTCCATTACTGCCTGTTCATATGTTATGTTTCCTTCCGGGTATACCCATAACTTACTACCCGCCATAGCATTAGGTGGGCAGCTGCAAAGCACACGCGCGTTACCCTCATTACCAAGGTTCATTAATAGGCGCACAAGCACGTGTTTATCAACATCACAACCAAGTTCTTCGCTATAAAAACGTCTGTCGGCTTCACGTTTCGCCGCCGCATCCGGCAGCCATTCTTTCTGCGCAGCCGTTACCCGGTCTTTCCACGCCATAGTAAGTTCCGCCTCGTGGTCGTTGCAGTGCTTTATCTGTTCTCCAAACACTTTACTGAAAAATCCATAACTCCATTTATCCATCCATTCAAACAGGTTATCAATGTTGCGCGCCGATGCAATCATTCTCGCAAGCGGTGTTGCCTGTTGGCGTTTGCCTGCGGCCGGCAAAAACTTTGTATCCAACTTGTCCAAATGCCGCATTATGTCATTAAGTAAATCGCTAAATGGTACATTCTGCCCTAAAGTTCCATTGCCTTCCTGCGCTTTGGCATTTGCTTTAATGTTTTGCAGCGCTTCGGCAATGTCCTCAAACTGACTAAACGTTAACTGCATCGGGTTGCGCAGGCTTATGTTTTCGTCCATTATCCAGCTTGCAATAGCGCCTGTACCGTAAAGCTCCTGCATTTCAGCGTTGTAATCAGCAAGCTTTTGTTTTTTCAAATACGGGTCATAATCTTTTCTCACAAAACCCATACGCGCAAGTATAGCCGCCGCCTGCGAAAAGTGTTCGTCGCTCACCCAGGTTTTGCGGCTGGCCGTAAACTGCCTGTTTATATAGTTACGGTATTTGGTAACGGCAGTGCGCATTTTCATGCTTTCGCGTGCCATTGCATGGTTAAATGCCTGCTGGTTTTTATAACTTAATGCCTGGCGGAAAAAGGTATTGGCGTTTGTCTGCGCTTCACTTCTTGCTGCATCGTTGGTTGCTTCATTCGCTTTTTTCTGTGCCGCCGCACCAAGCGCCATTGCTTCTGCCGATTTTTGTGCCGCCAAACGTTCAGCACTAATAAAGCGGCTTGTCCTTACAGCATCTTCTACTGGCATTTTGTTAATTTCAGTCTGCGCTGCCACAATAGCCTGCTGCCTACGCGCCGCCGCAATGCGCCTGTTTGCTTCTGCACTGCGGTTTTTAATTTGCGCTTCGCTGATATAGTCTTGTATAAGCTGCTGTTCTAACCATATTACAGCGCCGCTTTCATCATTGTAAAGTGATTCCCTTACTGTGTCTGCCGCCAACTCTCGCTCTTTATAAATATCCGGGAAGGCCTGCTGCACATACTCATCAGCACGGGCAGTAATCGCCGCCTGTTTTGTAGGCGAATTTATTATTTTTTGCGCAAGCTCATCTCCGCAGGTATACCCGTATTGTTCCGCCAACATATCAAAGGTCATGCGGTCACTTTCCGTTAATCCTCTGTGCCTATACTTCGCAACATCATCTTTATATTGAATCAAATCTTCTTCGCGCGCCAAAAGCTCGTCAATTTCCGCTTTGTTTTGCGCATAATATTCTGCGGCTTCCGCGCTGTCATTTATCCAGCCCGGCATGTTCATATCGCCAACGTAAATTTCATATGCCATGTCGCGCAGTTCCTTTGCGGTTGGCTGGCGTTTATGCACGCGCCACCATTCCCTGTACCACATATCATTATTGCTTTCACGCAGCAAACGTCCGGTTACTTCGTCACGGCGACGGCTTACGCCCTGGTTCATACCTGCTTTCAACTGGTCTATAATAGGATTCAGTCTTTCGTCAATATCAGCGCGTACTGCTTCCCATTCTTCACGCCAGTTCGCATAAACCTTGCCTTCGGCGTTTAAATATTTTCGTGCCGTACTTTTGGCTGTACGCGTGCCGTCGCCAATATATGTTTCAATATCATCAGCGGCATTATATAATGGCATTTTGTTAATGTCAGCTTCCGCCTGCGGCAATATCTCGCTGCGGTATTCTGCAATACGCTCTTTCCGGTCCTGTGTAAAATTGGCAAGGCTTTTCTGCGTCAGTATGTCAATGGCTTTCTCCCTTGCCCTGTTTGCAAAATCGTCAACACGTTTTTGCCAGCTTTCCGGCAGGCTGTCCAATACAACGGCAGGCAAGTCATTAAAGTATCCGTCTATTTTCTGCGCAGCGCGCACGTCTTCTTCCGCCGCCAGCATACGCCCAAACACCTGCCGCACATCATCGTTAAGCGGCGCAGCGTCTGGTTCATTTTTCAAAAAGTTTTCTACACTTTTATAAATATTAAGCAGCCAGTTTTTAAACCTGCGGAACACGCCGCGCAGCTCCCGCGAAGGTGCTTTGCCTTCCATAAGGTACTGTTCAAAAGCGCATGCAAACTTTTCATGCGCCGGTGTTTTTTGCTTCGTGTTCATAGTAAGCCACTGTTCATTTGTTATTCCAGCATAATTAAGCAAAATCTGCCAGTCACGCTGCTGCTGTTCTGTTGCCCTGCCGTTATTTACATCTCGCGCCAACGTATCAACAAAATAATGCCCAGTTTCATGTATCAGCGTCGATGCATCGGCGCCCTGAAATAACTGAATAATGTAATTGCCTTCCTGGTCCCACGTTATAGAACCTTTGGCTTCCTGGTCAGCTTCACTGTGGCTTGCAACAAGGTTATCATTAAAAATAACCACTGCATCACCGCGTTCCGGTTCAAATACATTTTCGGTATATTCCTTTTGTAATTCTTCCGTGCCTGCTGCTTCCCACTGACTATCGCTTATTTCTTTATAAAATTCGCTGGCTACTTCGTTATCCAGCAACTGTTCTTCAATTTCCGTTTCCCTGTCAAAGTCACGTTCAGCTAATGGCCGTTTAATTAAATCAACATATTCTTTTGCAACCGGCTGTAATTCTTCCGGCAGCCGTTCAGCATAATTATTTAAAATTTCATCATACTTTGCATTGCCTTTTTGGCGGGCACGTTCTATTTCAGTAGAAATTTTTGCCTTTTCTTCCGCTGCCCTTGCTTCTTTTTCACCATACAAGTTTCTATACAGCTGCTTATCGTTCGTGTTATTGGCTTTTCTTAATAAACTATCAGCTTCGCTAAATAATTTATATATCCTGTCGCGGCGGGCTTTTACCGGTATTTCCTGTTCAAGTTTTTTTAACGGGGCTTCCAGTTCCTTCATTCGCACTTCGTCGCCCATTATAGCAGCCATTTCATATTCGCGCCGACGATTATAATATGTAGTTGCGTATGGTGCAAGGCTGCGCGCTTCTTCTGTTTTTTGGCGAACAGCTTCGTTTACTAAAGTTCTTACTTGCTGCGGATTGCCCCCACTGGCAAAACCTTCATAAGCCTGAATTATATGCTGCAATTCATGTATGATTGTTCCCGGCGTAAACCATTCATCTACATCCTCGTCAATTACAATTAAATCATGGCCTTCGGAGTACCCTAACTGATTGCTGTCTAATTTTTCTTTCATTACCGGCAGTTCGCGTAAAAACGGATATGCTTCATACAGCTTTTCATTATCATAAATCTCGCCAAGTTCAAAGTAACGTTTCGTACCTTGCAGCTTTTTAATATCAATCTTGTCCAGGTTATCCGGTATCTCAAAGCGCCACTTGCCGTCAGCGCCACGCCGCCAGCCGGTCTTTTCGTAAATTTCCTTTTGCAAAGCACCTTCGTTGGCCATGCGCTGTGCATCTTGCAATGTTGCCCAGTTAGCAGTCCTTGCGCGCAAGCCTGCGCTTTGGTTGTAGCGGTTAATAATGCTAATAGCCTTGTCATCGAATACTACAAAGCAGCGGCCATCACGCACCCCGTTATATGTAATACCTTTTATGCCTAAACTGTTAAGATGTTCAGATGCAGCGCGTTGCGGATTTTCTTCTCCTTGCCGCGAAAATTCTAAAACTATCTCATTATAAAACTGTCGTCCATAACTTGCGCTGCCACCAATTCTCTCCAATTCTTTTTCAATTATTTGCCGCACTTTCGGCGGCTGCTGTTTTATTGTTGCATCCTCATTTAAAAGTACGTCATCTTCTGGTATATCAACTTCAAACAAAGCCCCGTTGGATTTTGCTTTAAAACTATGATTTTCAAGCGCTTTAATTGTTTCTTCAATCTCATGTATATTGTTAGAGCTTAGTTTGTTCTTATTTGCAGCAAGGTAATTATTCAATTTATTTATTGCAACATCTTTTTGCTCACCTTTGTCAATTATTTCAAGCGCTCTTTCAAAACCAACATCAAAATAAGTTTCGCCTGTTTGCGTTTCATACCACTGCTTACCATAAGCATTATAAGCATATGTTTTGCCGTCTACTTCTACGATATGTCTGTTGCGAGTTAATTTTTCTTTGTATCTTTCAGCTGTTTTTTTGTTTGCAGCAAAATACAATCCCCATCCGTGCGCCTGCGCACCTTCGCCTGTACCAATAGCTCCTAAATCAAATTGTTCAAAGCTATGCGGCGTGCCGTGGTATGCAGATTGATAATACCCTTCGTTGGCCTCGCGTTCGTTGCGTAAATCATCCTCATTTGGTATAATATTATTAGAAAGATTGCCGAGAAGGTCGCCTTCGATAGCGGAATCGCTGCTATTGGATTGCAACCACTCAGCAGTCTTTTTTCTGTTTATATATACAACACGTCCCTTTTTCATGTTGTGCTCAATGAACCAATTATAATTTGTTCCGTTTTCATCGCCTTTGCCGTAGGCGTTGTTAAGTATATTTACCTCGTATTGCTGGCTCTGCCTTTTCTGGTCAAGTTCTACCGGTACAATAACGGTTGCGCCGTTTGTATCTTTCAAGTCAAGCACAACTACCTTACGCCCGGCATAGCTGTTTAAAATCATCATCGGGTCTGCCAGTGCACGCGGCACCTGTTTTAAAAGTTCCGGCGTCATGCCGTCAGCATGGTATTTTAAAATATGCTCAAATTTGCTGCCGTCAATTTTAAGCGGCAGCAGCCTTGCTCCGGCAACTTTTAAGGCAAGCGGCGTTGTCATTACATTATAAACGCTGCTTTCATTAAGTTTACCGGCTACATAATCATCAACGGTTTTTGCAAAATTCTGTTCATCTTGTAAAAGCCTTTCGTTGGCACTTGCAGTCTGAAAATACTTCTGCCCATTTTGCGGTCTTACAATTCTTTGTATTTCAAGCGGATGCTCAATAAAAAAGCGCGAAGGTTCTTCCGGGTAAGCAACACGCGCCCTGCTTTCAAGCATCACCATTATGCTGTCCAGTTCTCTTTTATTTACGCTGGCGTTCCTTAATTGCATACGCAAACTATCAAGCTGCTGCGTGAACAGCGGGTCTTCCCGCTGCACTTCGCGCAGCAGTTTTTGTTGTTCTTCTTCAAGCTGCGCTTTGGTTAATGTATAACCGCCTTCTTCAAAAGCTACGCCGTTTTGCACGCTTTCAAAAAAGTCAGGCATTTTAGCCGCCGCCGCTTCAAAGTCGCCACGGTTAATAGCAACATCAGTTCCGCTTTCCGCAGCCTTTTGCACTTCGTCTTCTGTTACGCCAATGTTTTTGGCAATTTCCGTGGCATTTCCGCTCTGCATATACTGGTGCATTGTTTCACCGTCAACATAAATCTTGTCGCCGGGGTTATTGGCGTTAATTACATTACGGGCATAGTCCGGGCTTATCCCGGATTTTTTTACATTGTCAATGCGTTTTGCTGTATCCTGCAAAAGTTCATTATGAACTTGTTTTCTAATTTGCCTGTCAACACTGCGGAACATAACGTTTACACCGCCGCCAAAACCACCAAGCATACCGCCTATCAAGCCTGCATAAGCGCCCTCGCGGGTAATATCGCCAAAGTTTCTAATAAACTCATCCCCGGCAGCAAACCACGCCTTGCGCCGCTGTTCCGGGTCATTTCTGTCGCCAGGCTGCAATGCGTACAAGTTTGTTATTTCTTCCGGGTACTGCTGCATCCATTCGGTTACACCTTCCGTTATTGCCGCCTGTGCTATGCGCTTTGCTTTTTCGCGCAGCACGCTTTTAGCCGGTAATTTTGCCAGTATACCTTCTAAACCAAACCTTTCAAGCGGCGCCTGCATTAAGGCGTTAGTAATCGAAGGCCAGCGTGCATTTTCTGCGCTTACACCCTGCTGGCGCAAATCTAAATATTGGTTGCCTGCAATCTGCGTGCCCATAGCAACCATGCTTCCGGTGCCGCCAGTTAATGCCGTTGTCGCCGCCTGCCCTGCAAGTTGCCCCGCGCCGCTGGCAATGTCTATGCCAAGCTGTTCTAATTCGTTGCGGCCTTTTACATCATACGGCGTTAAAACATCGCTGTTGGCCACATCTTCAAATGCCGTGTTTTCGTTATAGGCAAGTCCACGCTCTTTCAGGCTGTCAATATTCATATCGCGCACTAAAGCAAGAGCGCCCATTATGCCCCTGCCGGTGTTTGCAACAAGTCCGTTATAAAAGCCTTTGGCAATTTTCCAGTCAGCATCGTAAGCTGCCTGTTTATTTAAAAAGCCGTATGTTTCATCAACATCCATGCCGCTTTTCGCTCCGTAATACGGGTTCACCGCATTGTATGCCGTATAGCCGTTTGCTATTTTCTGTACCGCTGTGTTTATTTCGTTATAACGCTTTTCGTCCATTATTACCACCTCGTTAATAAATGCAGCCGGTAAGCGTTCATTTGCTCGCGCCTGCCGTCAAGATAATGTACGTCATAAAGGTCATTATCAATACGTTCTACACTGCCGATGCCGCTTGCCGCCAAGCGGTTATCGCTGAGTTCAAGCCAGTTGCTAAAGAACCATTCACTGCCGTCACGGTATACGCCGTAATAGTGTTTTGTATTTCCTTCGCGTAAATATTCCACAAGTTCATAGCGTGTAGGCTGATGTTTATTTTTAGCTGTAAATTCGGCAATATACAATTTGCCGCGGGCCTGTGCATCTCGCCATGCAATTTCAGCAGCATCGCCTTTAAGGCCGGCGCATACTCCGGCTTTAATGCTGTTCCAGTCATAAGCAAAATCGCCTTCACCGTTGCGCCACTGCTGATACGTTTTATTAGCTTCATAAAGCTGCTTTTGGTTTGCGCCGCTTCTTTGCAGGTATTGTATATATTCCTGGCTGTTTTGGAACTGCCCGGCAGCCAAAGCATCGTTAACAGCGTCAATCTGCCAGCTTTCCATGCCTTTGCTGTCGCCGCTGTAAAAATAATCCAGCGCGTTCAGCATTTCCTTGCCCATGGCTATATTTGCGCCTGCCATTTGCCTTATCTGCTGTTCAGCCTGCGCACGCGGCACGCCCTGCTGCTGCCAGCTGTAAATAGTATTTATCATACCGTCGGTAAAGTTATCTATTCTATCTTTTTCTGCCGCACGGCGCTGCCTTAATTTGCTGCGCACGTTACTCATTGTCCGCTGGCGTTCGGCAAAATTTAATTTGCGGTTGCCGCCGCCGTTATAATCCGTAAAGTCCAAATCCAAATGCCCACCGGTGCTGTTCGCCGAAGGGCTTTCGTATTCGTCAAGCGTTACAATACCAAGGCTTTTTGCATACTGAATAAACCGTCTGCGGTTCTCCGGCGCTTCAAGCCAGTCGCTTGCCACGTCAACCTTCCACCCGCCGCCATGGCTTCGCCTGCCTGCTGCATGTAAATTGCTGCTGTCCGTCCCGCTGGTAACCAAAAGCGGTTCACCGCTCTGCGCTTTATACCACGCCGCCAGTTCCGCAACGCCGCTGCGCGTTTGCTGCTGTGCACCGTCAAGGCTTACTCCTGCTTTGGCAATCCACGTATTGCCCGGCGGTTCTAAATCCAGTTTTCCGTCCGGCGTGTATGCCATGTAGTCACCGTTTTCAAGCGCCGCCTCTATCGCTGCTTCGTCATCGCCATACTGGTTGATAAGGCTATCAGCAAGGTTATATTCGTATTCCTGTGCCTTGTATTCGTATACGGCGTTTTTATAACGATTATATTCTGCCGGGGTAAACAAGCCGCGGTAATCATTTAATATACGTTCTGCGCTGTCATTATCGCCTGTGGCAAAAGCACTGTCCACCGCCGTTTTGGCAAGAGCCGCGCGATATTTGTTTTGTTCCAGTTCAATGCGCTCCGGCCCATAGTTATAGTACCTTGCCGCCACCGCCACGTCTCCGCGGTAAATGTTATCCATAATAACGCTATCGCTGTAATCGGCTGCCACATTTTTCATGTTATTTTCAAGCTGTAAATTAAGCTGCGTGTCCTGGTATCTTTCGGCTTCGCCTATCTGATACCGCTGCATACGGGCACGCTGGCCAACATAGTCGCGGTCTGTACTGTTTACAAATGCGCGGTTGCCTGCACCGTAACGTAAAGTCTGCGGGCCTTTCTGCAAAATATCCTGCATTATTTTCTGCCGTCCTTCGTCCAGCTTCGCCACGTTTTCAAAGGCATTGCTTTCCTTGTTTTGCATAAGTTTGTTTTCCAGTTCCGTTACACGGCGGTTATACTCATTGTTCGCAGCCATTACATCTGCCGTCGCAACCTGCTCCTGCAAATTCTGCACGCCCACCGCAAAAGTACGCGCAAGCCCTGCATTTTCCCGTGCTATCGCCATAGCACCGCTGTTATCAGGGCGCACGCGGCTGGTGTTATCTGTGGGCCTTCCCAGCTGCGCGGTTTGCTCAAATACGTTTATTACCGGCATAATATCACTCCTTTTTTATAATAAAAAAGCGCCCGCAAGCGCAGGCGCTAATTTGTAAGTTTTACTTACATGTTCAATTTAATTTTACTCTATTATTTTATCATGGCTTTTACTTAAAAATGTAATTTACATTCAGCATATATCTTTTATAAATATTTATGCCGTTGCTCCTTTCCCATATGCTTCGCGGTACAGCTTATGGTATTCAAGCCGTTTATCGGCTTCTATGCCGTCAGACGTTAATTTTTCTTCATTGGAGTAATAGCTGTGATACAGTTCTGCATAACGTTCCAGTAAATCTTCTACCACGCTTGCCGTTTCTCCGCTTAATTTCATAATGGCATTTTCGTACTGGTCCATAAGTTCTTCATCCACCGCCATTGTTTCTATACGCCGTTGTATTTCCAGCGGCAGCTTTTTAAATTTAGCTTTGGCAATGTCTTTCGGACCCTGTATTGCAGCAGTTTCAATTTCTTTGCCCATAGCTTCATAAATTTTGCTTACTCCACTGGAAGTAACTATGGTAAGGGCAGTGCAATGCTTGCTCATTCCGTTTTGCTTTTTAAACTTTGCAAGCTCCGTACCGCCTATCGTAAAATAATCTTTTCCCTTTTCCATAAAGCCCGGTTTAATTGTGTAATAATATACGGCTGTGGTTTGCGTTCCAAGTTCTGCCGCCAAATCTTTTTTGTTATTACGGCAATGCCTTTATAATATTTTACTTTGCTTCCGCCCCGCGCGGGCGATGATGATACTACTGCGTACTTGCCGGTTTTCCTTATTGCCGGTATTACCTCGTGCGTTATCCAGCGTTTAAAGGCTTTGGCTTCCGGTTTGCGGCTTGATAAAACAAGGTTGTATAAACCATATTCGTTGACTACGTTTGCTTCACCTTGACGGCCTAACTTGAAGTTAGACCGTTCATCAGCATCTAAACGAGCAACGGCTCTTGAAGGATTACTTAAACCCAAAGCCCTGCAAACATCCGCTGCCACAAACAATATATTCTCGCCCTGCTGAATGGTTCTAATCTCGCCAAATTCTGTATTTTTAAATACCTGTAATGTGTTCGTCATATATATCAGTTCCTTTCATTTTCCCAAAAGGAATGATATAATAGATTTATCAATCCTTTTGGGTTGGTGTCGAAACACTCGCTATCTTTCCACGGACGGGCGGGTGTTTCTATTTTTTTAAGTCGGCATGTACCTTTTTTATCCCCATTATTACAACTTCTGTTTTAGTTGTGTTTAATTTTTCTGCGCACTCATTTAACATTCGCGCTTCTTCTTCGCTCATACGGATTCTTGTTTGTATAACGCGGGGATTATTTGTAGGTCTGCCCATTTTTGCATTCACGTTTTCACCTCACTTTCGGTTACACATATTATATATTTTGTGTAGCCAAAAGTCAAGTAAAAAATAACGCCCGCTTGTGCAGGCGTTTTATTTTTTAATTTGCTAAATATTCACGATATTTTCTTAAACGTTCATCTCTTAAATATTTCATAGTATGGAAATAAATGTAATGCAAGGATTCTTTTAAAAATTTTTCATTATCTCTAAAGTCTGAAATCGTTTCTCCCATATGATAAATTTCAACCGCCGCCGCATAGGAATAATAAGCGTGCACTCCCCAATCATCGCGTCTACCAAAAATATCTTCATCTATAATGCTGTATAAAATAGCCACATGATATTTATTTTTTTCAAATCCTTGTAACGCCTTTTCTTTTAAGCGTTCTTCACTAATCGCCATTATTTTTTTATAATGATATTCAACAAAAAGGTTTATTTCATCACTTCTATCTTCTTCACGCTCTCTATAATGTTCTTTTAAATCTTCAATATCCTCGTCTTTATATTTTAATTCTTCTTCCAACTTCTCGTTTTTTCTCATCAAGTGCCAATAACTTTCTTCTAATTTTTGTTTTTCTGCGGTAATATCCCTAATTTTTTGTTTGTATGCCATTATTTCTTCAAATCTTTTATGGTTTTCTTCCTGTTCTTTAACTTGCGCCTCTTGTATTTTTTTATTTTTATTGCTTGCCCAGTAAAGCCACGCCAACGTACCCGCAAAAATAATAGCAACACCTAAATCCAAAACTTCCCATTCGCCGCGGCTAAAACGTATTTTCATTAAAGGGTTAAATAAAACAGCAATCCCGGCAAATATCGCACTCACTGGTTTGTTGTCTTCATAAAACAAAAACGCATATATAAGCGCCTGTATCATAACAACAATCCTTAAAATTTCATACATTGCATAACCGTGAAAACCAATAGTCGCCGCATACAAAATAAATATAATTACACCAATTTGAATTATCATAATTACAGCCCCTTTCTTTTATCAATTATAACAGAAAGCCCGTAATAATAAAAATAACGCCTACACAATAAAGTATAGGCGTTATTTTTTAACCATACATTTTTCCGTAAGGACTGTTATAAGGGTCTTTTATCTGTGACAACGGTTTACTACCCACCCAAGTTTTGCCGCTGCTTGCAGCTTCTTTCTGCGCGCCCACGCTTTTGGGGCTGTAAAGGTTTCCGGCAAGGCTTAAACCTGATTGCAGCATACTGTTCATCATTGCTCGCTTGCCTGCTTTACGGTACTGGCTGGCGTTACGTTTATAAACGTCGCCCTGGTTTAAATTATCCGTACTGCTTTGGAAGTATTGGTCAACTTGCTGGCGTCCATTCCAGCGGTCAATGGCAAGGTCCATTTCAGCGTTATATTCACTGTCTGCCATAAAGTCCAAAGCACTGCCGCTCAGGGCCACGCCAGATGCCCCAACATTGGCAATGTTACGGCCGCGCTGCTGCAATATCCTGCGGCGTTTGTTTTCTTCGTTTACGGCGTTGTTCTGCGCCTGTTGTTCGCCTTGTTCCTGTAATTTTGCGGCATTGTTATAGGCAATCTGCGCCTGCTGCTCTGCCTGGCGCGCCTGCGCTTCATACGCCTGCTGCTGCGCACGCCCCTGCAAATAGCCGCCCAAAAGCGTTGCGCCTATCGCTACACCCACACCCATTATTCTCACCTCTCAAAATAAAAGTAATAATGTTCTATTCCATAAATGCCGTGTTTGTACGGCCCTTTAAATTTTGCGCCCAACCATTTCAGCCAACGGATTATATCTTTATTCCCGGTATTTACCCAGTTATAAACAAACTCATATTTTGCCATAATTGCCTGTATGCCGCGTTTTGTATAGCGTCCTACCACTTGCCTATGCTGCATTGCTTCCGCGCTGAATAGCAACCACGCTATGCCTGTAGTGCCCATAATACTGTCTGGTATTACACCGTATATTGCAATAGGCTTACCGTTATATTTAAAACAGCCCAACATATCACTGGCGTCCATGCTGCGCAGTATGTCCGTTAAGCAGTTATTACCTATCACCGCCAGCACTTCCTGTCGGTTGTTTTGTTTTAAGTTTTCCGCTATATAAACAGCATCTTTTTTTGTCGGTACTGTAAATTCGTACATTTTAACCACCTGCCTCAATCTGCGGCACAAGCGAAAGTATGGTCAGCGGCAGCGGGTCTTCCTGGCTTATCGTTACCATTACCGTTTCGTTCCAGTTTGCCTGCGGCACCGGCATTTTCTTTTTGCCGGTAAACAGTGCAATCGGTTCGCCCCATTTTTCAGTGCTGCGCCACTTAAATTCATTTTTCGGCCCGTCGCCGATGCCGTACAAGCCGCCACGGCTGTCTTTAAACATTGCCATTAAAGCGCTTACTCTTTTTTTGCGGCTCATAAATGTGCCGTCTTCGGCGTTAAATTCCAGCGGCAGGGTTTGCATTTCCGCATGTATCGGCAAGCCTACATGTATTTTACTGTATGCACGCTTTAATGTTATTTTGCCGTCAGTTACGGTTTGCAGCGGCTGCACGTTGCCGTCGGCAAGTATCGCCACTTCGTAGCCTTCCAAATGGTCAAGGCCCGTTACCTCATTAGTTTTAGTATTGCCGCTTACGGTTATGCCGCTGTCAACAAAATACTGGTCTTCCGGTTCGGTGCTTGCTTCGCGCGCTACCATACGCTCCACGTAGTAATTGCCTTCACGTTCCACAACGCAGTAAAGCTCGTCTTCCTGCGGTCCGCTAATGGCGCATACATTGATAAATTTCCCGTGCGCTGTGCTGTGCTGATGCCATGCGTAAACGTCCTGTTCCTTTAAATAGGTTAAGCCAAGCAGCACGCCGTCGTCGCGGGTACACCATACAATGCTGTTCGGCGTTTGCTGATATGTCATGCTGGTTATTTTATGCCGCTCGAATAAGTGCGATGCTAAAAGGTTTAAATCGTCGCCGGTGTATTTATCAACATCGTAGCTATAAGCAAGGTCACGGATTAAATTGCCCTGCTGCTGCAAATACACAATGCGGCTGCCTACCGTTACCGGCAGCACGTCGGAAATGCCGCGGTATTCCTGCGCCTGGCTCAATACGTTTTCACCGGTAATTGGTTTACCATTGCCGGTTACTTTATATTCGCCGCCGGCCGTTAATAAAATCATCTCTCCAAAAGCAATAATGGCTTTTATACCGTTCATTTGCCCGCCATTTAGCGTTGCAGTAATTGCATCGTTATCCAGCGCCGGTATGGATGTGCCAAAGTTATAATAATCACCTGTTTTGCTGGCCCAAAATGTCTGCGGCTCTGCCTTACTTCCGGCAAATACCAATCTGTCCTCAAAAAAGCCTGCGCAGGTAGGAAAGCCGTTCTTTTGGCTCCAGCTGGCAAACTGATAATCTTTTGTCGCTTCCGTACTGGCAAGCTGTTTTTTAACGGTGCCTGTTACCTGCGTTGCACTGGTATAGCCCGTAATAAGCACATGCCCGGTGTAATCATTGCCGAAAGCCTGTATGGTAATGTAGCCGCGCTGTTGTTCATTTTCACCGCTCCACACATCGGTATTAAATTCGGTACTGGTTACGCGGTACTGCGTTATCTCGTCACTATCGTTTTCTTCGGTCAGGTTATAGTTCTGACTTCTGTTGCCGCTCTGGCTGCGGATTTTTACCCACTGCCCGGTCAAGCGGTCATATTTTTCAAGCGTAAAGTTACCATCCCAAAAGCCGAAGCTTTCTACATATACGCTGCTGTGCGGCAATACGCTCACAATAAGGTTTGTGCCGTTAGCTGACGGCGTGCCTTTTTTATAATCGCTGTCTACAAAATGCGTCAGCGCGATTAAATCATCTACCATGTCGGCAGTAAAAATATCCGCACTGGCCGTAAGTGTTACTTCGTCCGTTGTAGCCGATGCTGTTATTGTAGTAGTGCTCTCTGCCGTCAGTTCGCTGTCTGCAAACGGGCCGCCCGTTATATCCATGCGTTCAAAGGTCCAGTTATCATTTGCATAGCGGGTTAAGGTAGCAGGCGGATGGTTCGGCTGCACCAAAAACATAACATCGGCGCTTTGCGTATATTTCAAACTCTCCAGTTCTTCTTCGGTGTAATCATTGCTTATTTCATACGGCGCACCATCTTTTGTTACAAGTTCACCCTGCGTATAAAAGCGTATTTTACCGGCTGTAATCTCAATGATAAAATTCTGCTCCACGTTGTACCTAAACGGCAGCAGCACGGCTTTTTTATTACCCGCCGTTGTCGCAAGGTATTTTGTACCCGCACGGTTCTGCACGCCGCCGTAACGCAAAACTATAAAGTTTTCTAACTTCGCCGCGCCAACGTCATACTTTGCTATATCCGTACGTCCGTACATCGCCGGGGATAGCTCACCTGCGGCGAAAGAAGGTTTAAGCATATACATGTCAGCCCACCCCCGTAAAACGCGCCAGAGCCAATCTGTCAAGCTGTGCATCGGGCACGTTTTCTTCCTGCGCGTTGTCTGCCGATGCTTCGGCAAAATAGGCATTATATGCCTGCACGCAGGTCTGCGCTATGTTCATGTTGCCGGTAAGCATAAAAGCAATTTCCGCCGCCAGTTTCCAGCCTAACGCCTCGATGAACTCATCATCAAACAAGGTTACGTCCTGCACGTCGGCAGTGTATTCAATGTTCGCCGCTTCAACGTTGGTAAATATTACGCGCCCGCCCTGGTCAGATATAATTTTGTACCTGTTCTTTTCCGGCAGGCCGCAATAGGTTTTATTATACATTTTGCGGAGCGCCAGCGCGTCCGTAGGGTAACGGTAGGCATATTTATAATCCGGCGGCTGCGTATCAATCTGTGCCAGCGTTACACGGCGCGTGGCAAAGGTCCATGGGTATTTGCGCAGCACGTTGCGGCGCACAAAGTCATAATACTGGTTGCAGGCGCGCGCCGCTTCCGATGCTTCGTTCATGGTTTCAATAGGCGCAACGCCGATGCGTGCCAGCGCGATATTGCATATCTCAATTTTATTCATGCTTTCACCTCTCAATAACAAAAGCAGGGCCTAAGCCCTGCCTTTTATCAGCCGCCAATTAAGGCAAGCACTTCGTCTTTTGTTGCACCGTCCGGCACTTCGATTCCGGCTTTTTCAGCCTCCGCAACCATTTGCTTGTATTCCTCGTATTTTTTTAATACGGTTTCCTTGCTGTCTTTGTTGGTTACTTCAATGCCCAGCTTGCGCAGCTTTGCTTTAAAGGCCATAATGTTAAAGCCTTCTTTTTCATCGCCCGGCGTATCGTCAATAACCTGCACCGGCTTTTCTGCCGGGGGAGCGATAACTTTTACCGGCGCTTCGTTAGTTTCAACAAAGTGTTCCGGCGGTTTTTCCGCCGTCGTTACTTTGTCGCCCACATGCCATATACGGCATTGCCATTGGCATGTTTTGCGGCATATGTATGTTTTCATGCTGCCACCTCGTTAAATAGGTACTTGCACGTCAGGGCTGATGTACGCCCAAAGCTTGCCACCTGCAATGTTTTCTGCCGCCGTGGTAGAAGTTGTGCTTCCGGAAACAACAAGGCGCACATAACGCGCGGAAGGTTCAAGCGGGCAATAGAACTGCGCAAGCGTGCAAGGTTTTTTCTGTTTTGTTTTGTCCGGTTTAATGTTCACCGTCATTTCATCAACCGGGCTGGTAAATTCGCTGCTGGCGGAAGTCTGCACCTTTACGCTTTCTACTGCGCCTGCGGTTACACCTTCGGTCAATTTAACGGATACGTAAATCTGATGCACAACGCTGCCGTTTTCGCCCAGGTCACACACGTCGCTGTTAACGGTTGCGCCTGCGGCAGTGTTGTTCAAAAATACTAATGCTGCGTCAATTACTGCCATTTTCTATGCCCCCTTTTTAAACAATCTGGCTTTCGGTGTTAAGAATTGCATCGTTACGCAGAATAGGATAACCCCAGAAGTGAGTAATCTTTTTGCCGCCGAAGTCCTCGATGGTAAGGTTTACGTTGGATTTTGCCTGCGCAAGAATGTTGATGAAGGTATTTACTTTGCGGTTGCAAAGGATAACGGTTTTGCCTTTGTCCGGGTCATAAATCTGGTCAAGCGCAGTGATAAGTTTGTTAATGAAAGTAGTGTTGCTTTCGTTCGTGGTGTCAATGTTTGCAAGGCGTACCACTTCGCGCGGGTCACGGATAGCAAGGCCCATATCCCAGTTGAACTGCGATTCGTAGGCGTAGAATTTGTTACCGTCTTTATCGGTAACAGGTACGCGGCCATTGTCTTTATATTTATAACCGGCAGGAATGCCTTCCGGATGAATGCCATAAACGGTATCCATGCCGAAGGTAACAATCCACAAAGAAGTAAGGTTATTGCCGGTGCCGCCCGCGTCGATAATCTGGTCGCCCCAGATGCCGGTGCCGGTTTTAGCATAGTAATGTGCGCCAAAGCCGGTAAAGCCTGCGGGGTTAATCTTTTCATCGCCATAAAAAATGGTTTCGGAAATTTGATTGCTCATACCCTGCTGAATGCCGTCGCATTCGCTCAGACGGTAAGCATTGCTGTTTTTGTTAATCGCCATAGCGCGCTCGTCAACTTGAGAAAAACCTTCGATGCCGCCAGTGGTGTAGCTGGCCTGTTTCGTGCCGGTTTTTACCGCCGGAGAACCTTTGTTAATCATACGCCATGCCAGTTCCGGCAGGTTTTCGCGCAGCATTACTACTTCTTTTGTGCCATCGTTGCACGGTTTAAAAGGCATTACTTGAAAAATGTCATTCTTCTGTGCCTGCAATTCTACAACGCGCTGCATTTGCTTATTGCCGTCTTTACCGAGACGTGCTGCTATATCGTAGAGAGTTGCAAGGCCGCTTTGTCCATACAAATTAAGCATTGTAATTCACCTCGTTTTAGTATTTAGAGTTCGGAAACATAAGTTGTTCGTCGGATAATGGTTTCGGCGCGGGGTTTCCGCCGCCGGTTGCGCCAGTATCTTCGCTGATAAGCGCGCCGATGCGCTGCAACATACGCTGCACTTCCGGATGGTTAATAGCGCCGGTATCCACAAGCACCTGCGTTGCTTTGCCGCCGCCAAAGGTATCAAGGCACTTTTTGGCGTAGCCAAGGTGTACTTTGTCGGCAAGCCCCTGCTCGTGGCATTCTTTTACCCAGCCGTTCTTTTGGTCTTCCGCCTGGCGGATGGTATCCAGCATAATATTGCTGTGCATTTCCAATAACGCGTCCACCGTTTCCTGCGTCATGTTGGCGCTTTTGGCAATTTCCGTTAACCTTGCCTGCTGCTCGTCGCTGATGGTCAAGCCTTCGCCAAGGTTAAAGGTATACTGCTCCGGCGTTGCAGGTGCTGCCGGTGCCGGTTCAGCCGGTGTTGCCGGTGCGCCGTCCAATGCCGCCATAATGTTTTGCACACCGCCGGTAGGTTCCGCCGCCGGTGGAGTTGCTGGTGCTGGTTCTGCTGGTGTTGCCGGTGCGCCACCACCGCCCGCGCCGTCCGCTTCATAAAAGGGTTTAATCATTTTCATTCACTCCTGTAAATTGTCCGTAAAAATCTCTTTTTGGTTTTTCCTGCGGCTGCGCCCGCGCTTCCATGCGCATTTGCCATTCCAGCTCCCAGCCGCCGGGCAAGTCACGGATACGTTTTAACAAATCCATGCCCACGCTGCGCCTGCCTAAATGGTATGTGTTGGCATAAGGCTCAATTATCAGCGCGGTATTATCCGTACCGCAATCTTGCAAAAGGCGGTATATAAAGCGCCTGCCGCCTTCTGTTTCCATAATGTCTTTTAAGTCCTGGTCTATCATACGGCACCCCCTAATAAATCTGCCAAAGCGTTGCCTGTGCCGTTAGTAGGCGTTTCGCTCATCAGGCGCGCGGCTTCCGCCATGTCCTTTGCGGGCTGCGCCATCGCCGCCATTTGCTGCGCCTGCATTTGCTGCTGCTGCGCTTCGGCGCGCTGCCTGCGCAGTTCTTCAACTTCTTCTTCACTGCGCATCATTTTCTCCGGCGTGCCTTTAATATCTGCTGCCAGGCGGATAGCTTCGTCAGCGTTAATGTTATCCAGAATTTCCGGGTACACCGCCGCCAAATTACCCACAAGCCCCAGCGTTTGCTCAACGGCAGGCATGGCCGCCATTTTCTGCGCCTGCGCCAAAAGCGATACAAAGTTGACTTTTAAATCATCTTCCGTGATTTCTTCCGGCATTGGCGGTAACAATCCGTTACGCAGGCAAATGCCAAAGCAGCGCTTTGTTAATACGTTAAGCACTTCGCCGTGAAATTGTTCCAAAACAGGCCCAAGCAGCAAAAGTTTTTCTTCGTGGCGTTCTGCAATCTCACGCGCCGTCATTTGCGGATGCGTCTGGCTTGTCAGCATGGCCATAAGGTTGTTGTAAAAGCTGTCGCCGATGCTCTGCACTTTTTCCTGTACAAGCATCATAATGCCTTCATACGGCTTTGCGTTCGGCGGCACAAGCGGGTACGCAGTCATTTGCGTACCGTCCGGCACATAGTTTTTAGCGCCCGGCTGCGTCGATACTTTCTTTGCGGATGCCGGGAACATCATTGCCGGGTCCGCAACGTTATCTGTGCTGCGCAGTTTGTTTTCTTCCAGCTTTTGCAGCTGCATACAATCGCCCAGGCTCATATGCCCTGGTCCTGTACCGTAAGTTTCGCCGGCCGTTACATGCCAGCGCGGCATTAAAAAGGGCTGTTCGTTATAGCCGGATATGCGCAGGAATTTTTCGGTTGTGCCTTTTTCGTAGTACACTGCCTGCCATGGGAAGTTGCCCATTTCCAGCTTGTCCGGGTCATACTTATCGTTTTTCATGATAAGCATTTCCACATCAAAGCGGGTTGTTAAATCATTGGCGTTGTAGCTGTTCTGCGCAGCCAACGAGCAATGCTCATAGCCAAATTCAGCTACAAGCTGCGCCGCCGTCATGCTAAAGCGCCGGGCAAACATGCTTACACGCCCGCGTGCGTCAATACCGCCGCAATACGTGCCGCAGGTAAAGGCTTTGTGCCAGATGCCGGTGTTGTAGTCTTCCAGCATTAGCGCCGCTGCCGTGCCAAACTGCGCCATCTCGTGTTCGATATGGTACAGCATAGCGTAGGTGTTGCTGCGTGCGTAGATTGCCATCATAATGTCATGCACATCATCAAGCCACATTCGTACCGGATGGTACTGTGCCTTTTCGGTGTCCTGCAATGATAGTTCAAACCACGGGCGCGATGGTGAGGTCAGCCCGCTGTGCAAACCTGCTGCGCAGCGCGATACCGCATTCATCGGGAAAGGGTTTAACAGGTACTGGTCACGCCGCTCTCCGTCGCGTGTATGCTGTTCTTCGTTAAACCTGCCGCGATATGGAAAAATGTACTTTGATAGCTGCTGCCATGTTGGTTCATAACGGGTACGCTCGTTGTGCAGTTGGGTAACGATATGCTGCGCGCTTTTTAAAAGCTGCGTATCAAACAGCTTTTCTTCGTACTTCATACGTCATTCCCCCAAAAACACTTTTTTAAAGCTTTCGGCAATCGCCGTAGTGTTGCCCGTTTTGTTGGTGTACCTGCGGCCGCGTGCGCTCGAAAGCTGTTCACGCAGGCGTTGGCGTTCGCCTTCCGTGGCGTTGTCGATTGTCGCAACAGCGCTGCTGCCCGGTGCACTGCTTTTCACCGGCTCAACGTCATCGCCGCCGCCACCGCCGCCGTGGAGTTGCAGTTTTAATTCCATGTTCTCACCGCCTTTCACATACCCTTAAACGGGTCATATTTTTCTATCTGTGTTTGCTGTTCAAATTCAATTTGTTTTCTGCTTAGCACCGGCTGCGCAAAGGTAAGCGCCAATGCGTCGGCGCAGTTCGGACTTTGCTGCCCGCGCTCACGCATTTTATCTTTACTTTCAAGCTGCACCAAGCCGCTGGTGTTCGGTACTGTTTCCGGACCGCATAAATCGTCCGCCAGTTCCTGGTCATCATACGGCAGCACACCGCCATTACGCAGCCAGTCTTTCATATCCGCCCACATAGCAGCACGCTTGTTTTTACAGTCCGGTCTATTGCTTTTGCCGCCAAAGGCAATAAGCGTCCAGTTTCTGCCCCATGCGTCACCGGCGCTTTTAATGCCGGTGCCGTAGCCCAAGTCGATAAACACTGCATCGGCGTTGTACTCATCCTCGAAGCGGGCTATCATACCGGCTACTTCGATATCGTTTTCGTTTTTGGCCATTTTTAAAAGGCGCTTGCAGTACAGTCCCTGCCGCAGGTAGATTGTCAGCGCGTCCTCACCTGTCCATGCCGGGTCAACGCCGATAATTACCGGTGCAAAATCAAACTGGCTTTTCTTTAGCAGGCGCTTGCGCGCTTCTTCCACAAGGTTGGTCGGTATAAACTGCTTATCCGATGCCGAAGGAAATTCGCCGCGCACGCGCACTTTAAACCAGTCCGAATCTTCGCCGTAAAGCTGCCGCCATTCTTCCAAACGTGCTTTGTTGGATATTTTCACCGTGCGGCTGTCAATCTGCCGTGTATGCCAAAGGTTGCGCTGTTTATGGAAACAGTCATAAAAGCGGCCGCTGTTACGGGTAGGGTTGCCAAAGACGCACCAGATTATTTCTGTGTTATCGTCCGTCATAGCGCCTTCTGAAACTTCCCAGATAACATTTTCAATGGCCGATGCTTCGTCAAAAATAACAATTGTGCGGTTGCCTTCGTTATGCAGGCCTGCAAACGCTTCTGTGTTCTGCTTGCTCCACGGCACGGCGTCAATGCGCCAGTTCTTTTCTTTATCCGCTTCACGGCTGTATATTGCCGTTGCGGTGTACTCGAAGAAGTCTTTTAAAATCCAAAGCTGATACCACTTTGCAAGTTCCGGCCATGTTTTAGTGCGCAGCTGCGTTTCGGTGTTTGCCGTTACAACGCCGCGCGTGTTCGGGTGCGTGCCAATGGCCCAAAGTATAAGCCACGCTACAAGGGCAGATTTCCCGATGCCGTGGCCGGAAGCAACCGCTTCACGTACAATCTGGTCAGCACTTTTAAGCCCTGCGCCTATTTCCTGCAAAACAGATATTTGCCATTCATCAGGCCCTTCTTTGCCTTCCAGCGAACCTTCGCCCCACGGGAAAGCCAGCATAACGAACTTGTATGGGTCATGACGGCATTCATCGGCAAAGTCTGCCAATACGTTTATATCTTCCTGTGCAATATCAGCCATTTTGCCACCTCTTGCGCCGCTTTGTTAATTCATCGCCAAAGCGCGCCGTTACGGTAACGTCTACTTTGATTAAATACTTGCCGTCCATTTTGTTTAAAATGTCCATGGCGCGCACTCTGTCGCGGTTTTCAGCGGTCGGGTCACGGGCAATTTTTGTAAGCTGTTCCTGCCGTTCCACCGTGTCCATAATGGTTTTTCTGGCTGCGTCATCAGCAAGTTCTTTTATGCGGTTATTGACATTAACATTTTTTAACAGCCTGCTTCCCTGTGCCGCAGCTGTCTTTTTACTATATCCTGCCTTGATGGCAGCCAATGTTTTATTGCCGCCAGTTTTTCGGAAATATAAACAGAATTTTTCCTGCTGTTCGGTAAGTTTATCTTTAGCCGCCATTTTTAACACCTCACTTTCTGTTTTTGGGCATAAAAAAGCACCGCCAGCACGTTGTGCTAACGGTGTTCAAATTTTCTATGCTATTATTTTACCACGCTTTTTTGCGCAGTTTGTCATTTACATTTTGCTATTTTTTTAAAAGCCCGTATTCCTGCGCCAAAAATGCTGCGTCGATTAAAAAGCGCTGCTGTTTTAAATAAAACGCCTGCCGTGATACGCCCATCAGCCCGGCAACAACATCGGCATTAATGTGTTTATCGTACAGCATGTGCATGGCCTGCGCCACAAACGGCGATTTTTCTTCGTATTCGCTAAACACTGTGTCAATAACGGCAAGCCACTTTTCCGGCTCCTGTATGTATACCGGCGTTCCGCCGCGCCGCGGCAATATACGCACGCTTTTAATGCCGCTGATATTTTTAACAGCGGTATCTCCCGTGGGGTCTGTTTTTTTATATTTTGCATGCCCTGCCCCATTTTCTTTTTTAGCCAGCATCTCAGCGCGCGCATCTTTTACGGCAGCACTAATAAGCCGCCGCCATTTAAAGCGCAGCTTAACACTTTCTAAATGCTGTTCGATAAGCATTGTTATCCCTCTTTTCTGTTTTGCGGTGCAGCTTAACATATACTGCCCAGGTGCAGGTTATCTCGTTCCATTCCTTGCGCACTTCCGTTACGGCAAAGTCCGGATGCTGTTTCTCAAAGTGACGGCGTACTTCTTCCGCATCTTCCGGCAAAAGCACAAGCTGCATAAATTTTCTGCGGCTTGTTTTTGTGTCACTGGTTGATACTTCCGGCTTTTTTAAGTTCTGCGACGGAGTCCAGCGCTTGCGGCCTTTGGGGTCTTTCGCCAAATACGATGCCAGGCGTTCCAGCCCTTTATCGTCAGTGCGCAGACGGTCGGCATTACAATCGCCTAATGCTTCACCCTGCTGCTGCCCTTTTCTTTTCGGCCGGCGCCAAAGCAGTTCCACTTCATCGCGGCTTAACCCGCCGTTAATAATTACGTGATGGTGTATGCGCTTACTTTGCACGCCTTGTTCGGTAATAAATATATACTTCAAAGGCGACAGGTTTTTCTTTTTGCGCAGGCGGGCAACTCGCCGCAGGTAGTTCCGCACTTCTTTTTCCGCATCTTCCACTTTCTCCGGCAAAAACTTCTGACTGTATGTAAGTGTTAAATGCAAATCACCCTCACCGAAGTTTGTTTTAACTAACTGGCAAAGCGTTCTCTTTGCTCTTTTGTCATTTAAAACTTTCTGTTTCGGTATCGTTACTTTTTCTTTTTTCTTACGGGTATATCTTTTTTCAACTTCCATCCACGGAAATAAATCAATCTCCAAATCATTTTTTCCGCAGTAATATGTTTTTGTTCTTATCACTGATTTCATTTTCATCACCCGTGGTCCAAAAGATAATACTTACATACAAGCCCAATAACGGCCACCGCCGTTTTACTATATATTAGTAGGAAGTTGTATTTTTTTACTTCATAAACCGCCAAAAGCAGGCACAAGGCCTGCTATTTTTAGCTTTTAAATTCAATTTTTTGCCCGCATACTTTACAGTATCCAGTGTTAAATTCGTAGTCGCTGCGCTCCAGCTTTCCTTTGCAGCTGGGGCACACATGGCAATTATTTTCTTTATCATAAAGCGCAGTCTTTGCAATCCGGTACTTTAACGCCCGCTTCGCCGCCGCCAATGCGTGCGCCTGTGTTGTGCTTTGTAAAAGTATACCTGGCAGGTTAAAATCCTCGCTGCCGCCAAGTATTGCCAGTGCTTGTTTGTTCGTTAACCACTTATCGCCCATTGCCTTACACCTCTTTTAAAAGATAAACAAAAGTTTCTACCGATTTTCGCTTTTCATTTTCATTAAAATTGTTTCTGCAAATATCGTAGTTTACGCTTTTCGTGGTAATAACTTGCAAAATATCATAACTGGTGTTATCCATTTCTTCATAATCGTTTATTATGTTTATTGGTGCATCATCCGGCACATCTTCTAAAAGTTTTAATAATTCTCTTTTTAACATGGTTAATCTCCTATTTTTGCAAATAACGGCTCTTTTCGGTATTTGTTTTGCCGGAACATTGCCATTATTTCTTCATCTGTTTTTTCTTCGTCCAGGCGCGTTATGTAATACCGCAGTTCCGGGTTAAACCGGCAGCGCATTGCAAAAAAAATAATGTCACGATTTTCAACACTGCGTTTAACGATGCTGTATACCGGCCGCCTGTTTTTATATTTATCTTTTTCCATGCAAAGAATAAGCACTACTTCATCACCTCTAAACTACTATTTTGCCATTTTAGGTGCTGTGTATAACATCGCTTAACAACAGGCAATATATGTTGTCCGCATGTAGGGCATATATTATTATTAAAATTTTCACATCCTGTATAGCATTTTGGGCACATTAAAAATATACAGTTTACCAAAACTTTTCCAATAACATTCATTCGCATATACTTGCGTAATTCCATAATTTTGTTTTTATCTTTGCGTATTTCGTTATTAAACAGACGCTTTGTGTTATCATCAACTGCATAAGTTAAATTAATTTTTAAAATTTTGATATCGGCTTCATACATTTTGATAGTAAGCCTTGCTTTCTTCTCGCTTTCCGGCAATGCTTCCCACCATTTTTGCCTTAATGGGCTCATTCTTCTTTACCTCTCAAAATAACAACATTTTCATCCGTTCTATAATCGTAACCTGTATATATTTTTTGAATATATACGCAGTCACAATATGCGTCCAATGTTACTACCTGTGCTTTAGGGTCAAATTCGCTTAACTTTTTTATAAGTTCAGCAACCGTCATCATTGCCACCTTAGCTTTTGCCCGCAGTATTTACAATACGGCGGTTCATTATAACATTCAACAATCCACACCCAGCAATTTGGGCAATGTACCCTGTGTGTATCTTTCCGATACGGATACTGCGCAATCTGCTTGCGCAGGGCTTTGATAAGAGGCTTATGTTCTCTAATTCTTTGCAGCTGGCAACTAACTATTAGATTTTTAAAATCAAGTTTTTTCTTCGGTGCTTGCAGCTTTTCAAGCTGTAAACTTTCTTTACTGTAATAAATATCATCCATCAATCGTTTTATATCTTGCCTTACCCGCTTTTCTTCTTTCGGCAAGCTATCCCACCAACGTTGCCTTTCCGGTGTCATTTCTTTTCACCAGCCCTTCTGTTCCATGCTTCAACCGTTTGCTCTTTCCTCTCTTTTTCGTAAAAACTAACAGTTGCGCCACATTTATAGCATAAAATCATAACCATTCCAATGCCGTGTTGCGCTTTTACTTTTTCACTCCCGCAAAACGGGCAGGGTTTTAATTCACTCATTACTTCGTCACCTCGTCCATCTTTGCACCGCACCATTGGCAATAAAATCCATCATCATACAAACCAACTGCACCATTGCAAACACTGCAGCGATAAAAACCTTTGCCTTTTTTTGGATTTATTTCAATCCAATGTCCGTGCTTGCGTTCTTCAACAGCAGGGCAATTTTCCAAAACATCAATTATGCCCATTGCCATTACATGACGATTAAAATTCCACAGTTGCCTACTGGTGTCACAATAAGTATCACGCAAATATTTGGTTAAGGCATCCACATCAATCAACCGCATTTTTCCACCTCTTATCTTTCATTGAAGTAACTGCTTGTACTGGCGATATTTGTTCAAAATTGCTTGGTCGCACTGTAATGCAGTACATCTCGCAAAACTGACATTTGGGGGTATATCCACCGCGCCAGTGCTTGCAAAAAGCGCACCAGTTAATCGTTGGCTTCATTTTGCGCATTACTCTCTCCGATATACAGCGGTTTCGCACTCTTGCAGACAAATGCTTATCTTGCACCTGTACTACCAAAGCCGCCCTCGCCGCGTTCCGTTTCTGAAAGTTCTTCAACTTCCACAATGTCTGCGTCATACTTTTTGCAAAGTTTCATCTGCGCAATACGGTCACCGGCTTTAATTTGATAATATTGTCTGTCGATTTCCCAAATTTTCCGGCGTCCCATAGTTTCTCGCTGCACTCTGCCTATCGGTGCTTCGTACATTGCCTTAACTTCCCCGCGATAGTCGCTGTCGATAATGCCTATACTGTTCGGCTGGCGCAACGGCGTTTTTAATCCAATGCTGCTGCGCGGTACTATTTCCAAATAATAACCTTCCGGCGGCTCCGCAATAAAGCCTAATCCAATAAGCACAGGAGCCGCTTTAACAATAGTATCTTCCCTTGCAAAGCAATCCCACGCCGCCGCGCCTGCTGTTTTCTTTACCGGCATCTTGCCGCCGGGCAATAGTTTAATTTTAACAATCGGTTTTTCCATTATTTCTTCCACAACCTTTCTTCTTCCGTTACCTTTTCGACAGTAACGCCCAGGGCCGTGCCGAAATTATCAACCCAGTCCCAGGCATCTTCCATTATTTTCTTTTTAGGCGTTCCGGCAGGGTAAGTAAACACTTCTTTGTGCCACTTTGTACCGAATGCCCAATATTCAACTTTCTCCATATAAACCTTCCAAATATTCACGGCACTTTGCCTTGTACTCACGCGGCGCGTTAAAATGCCGCTGCGCGTGGCAGTTCTGGCAAAGCATAATCAAATTTTCTTTTATATCCTGGCCGCCCTGGCTTTTCGGCGGTTCATGATGTGCTTTCACGCCTTCCGGTACAGGTGCGCCACAAATAGCGCAGCAGCCGCCATCGCGTTGGTACACTTCTTCGTGCAGCAGCCTTTGCTTTTTCCCTGTTAAAATAACCTTCTTCGTTTTCAACATCATCATTTCCGCCAACTCCTTACCAGTTTCTTAAACGCCTGCGGCGAACACGCCGTACCGGGCGTTCTTTCTTTGCTGCCTGCAAAATTTTATCTAAAACAAATAACATGCCTTCGAGTTCTTTTTCACTTGCAGCTTTTACACGATTGATTAATTCATTTCTTCTATCGACTTTAAGCGCCGCTTCTTCTTCGATAGCTTCATAATCAACTTTCGCCGCAAAAGGTCTTTTATTAAGCCGGTGCGACACCGCCGCCACTTCTTTCGCCGTCCAGTCTGCTTTAATCAGCTTTTTCATTTTCTTATCAAATTTATCTGCACTTGATGTCATTTTTACCACTCAACTTTCATGCCGTGTTTTTCAAGTATTCTGGCTACTTCAAGCTGCCTGTTAGGCATCTTGTCAATGTTATCAAGTCCTTCTTCAAACAGCTTTGCCAAAACACTAATGCGTGTTTCTTTATTTTTTAACTTGCCGTAGTTATTCATAACGGCATCAGCAGCTATTGCCATAACCTTATAAACCCATTTTTCGATAAGGTCATTTTTAACGCGTTCGACAATATCTTGATACTCCGCTTCCGTAAGCGCCGATGCAGTTTTCACAACTACATTTTTGCGTTTTAACTTCCTTCTAAATCCGCTCATTCGGCAGCACCACCTTCAATAAACTGCGCCGCTTCTTCCAGTGTCGGCTGCTGTTTCTTACCCATATGGATAAATTCAAAGGTTTCTTTTTTTAATTGCGTAACTTTGGCAAGCTGTTCTGTTGTCAGTTCCTGCATCCGCACACCGCAAAAAACTTTAGGTGCCATTTCCCAGAAAGGTTGCGTGGTTAAAATTATTTCATCTTCAATATTTTCCACGCCTTCCGCCGATGCAGTTATCTTTACCCCGCTGCCGGTTTTTTCTTTAAACAAAAACTTAACGCTTCTGATATTCCATTCCAGCTTTGCGCCTGTCGCCGCATCCACCAGCGGCATACCCCACAAGTCAGCAAACAGTTCCTTCATGTTGTACCACGCTTTAATCCAATCATCGTGCGGCCGTTCCGTAGTTTTTGCCTTCTGCCTGCGTTCTTTACCGTTCAGCGGGCTGTATTTATAATCAACCGTTATTGCACCGTCAAATTTTATTGAATACACTTCGTATTCGTAATACTCATTAAACACGCTGCGCCACCTTCGCTTTCGTTTTCTCAATCAGTATTGCCATCTCAATTTGCTGCGTTGTCGGCCAATCTGTACTTTTCGCCGCCGCCAACATTTTCGCCGCGGCAAAAAACAGCTTCCGGTCAGCGTTTATAAACCTTGCACGCATATGCCGCACCTTCGTCCGAAGTTCTCCGGCATCTGCTGCCGGGGGCGGTACTCGCCCAGCCTTGCCCCAGCAAAGCCACGCATTTAAAATGTCGCGTTCCGTCAGCATATCAGCATACCCACCACAATGCCTGCGGCAAATGCTAACAGTTCCATTAAAACTATCGCCGTTACGCCGATATAACTCACCGCCGCCGCATCGTCCTTTTCTTCTTCGTCTGCCGTTTCTGCAATCTTATGCTTCATTGCCCTGCGCAGTCCGCAGCTTCTTTCATCCACGCAAACCTTACGCGGTTTTCCGTCTAATTCTCTATATTTCCACTCGCCGCCGCGAAGGCGCACGTTGCACAAATAACACTTGCTTACTGCCATATTTATTTTTCATTCCTTCCGTGTTATAATAGTTAAAAGCCTTTTGGCTTCATATTCCTCTTAAAGCCGTAGCTGCCCCGTTTGCTGCGGCTTTTTTATTTTGCAAACATGGTTACTATAATCAGCAGCGTTACAAGCTGCGCCGCAAGTACACCGGCAAATATTACTGCCGCGCATTTCACAAACTCCTAAAACATCAACATCCCCCTTTCCAACTTGTTCCAAAAAGGAACATGTTACCATGCTATCTGAATAATTCGCAGCAGCAGCGCGCCGCATCCAAGCAGTAACCACACCGGGCTCGTCTTGTCCACCCATTCAATCAACAACTTCCCAAGGTAAAAGGCCGTTGCATAAGTTATTAGTAATACCTGCTTCACGTTCCCGTTCTCTCCTTTCTTCTACCCATTTTCTAAAAGCTTCTTCATTTTTTGGGTTTTGGTAAAATTTATTCATTTGCTCCTGCAAACGTACTGCTTCTGCTTCTGTTGTTATACAAGGCAGTCCGTAAGCTTTGGTACGGATTCTCTCGCCAGCAATGCAGTGCAGCATTTTCCTCACCACTCATTCCGCTTACGCAGGTGCTTTAAGTATGATTTCCTTGCGGCTTTTAATTCCGCCAAAACATCAATCCTGCGTACTTCTTCGTTACTGCAAAGCCAAATAATTGTTGCCAGTTCTTTTATCGGGCAGCCGTTCTCGTTGGCATAAAACAGTTTTTCATACTGCTCGTTGCTTCCGGCTGTAAACCAGTTATTTTTTACGCAAAGCTGCCTTAATGTGGATGCCGTTGTTACTGTATACATCTTTGTTTCCGGGTACATAGTTTACTCCTTTCCTTTACGCCGCCCTTTGCTATAATGTTTATAGAAAGGGGGTGTTATTATGAATTTCAAAGAAGAAAAACTGATTGCTAAAGAAATTCTGGTTGCTTTAATCAACAATGGATTTTTAGCCGGTGCTTCCGATGAAGAAAAACTTGCTAAAACCAAAGAAGCTTTTTCTGAACTTCTTACTGTCATTAAGAAGTAACCCTCGTAATTTTTAGCAACTCAATGTACGCATTCACCGCTTGCGGTAATACTGCGACTACTGCAATAGCCGCAGTTTCATCAGCAGCGGTGTTTTGCGTTATGCGGTTAATATAAGCCGCAATATTTTTTCTCACTTCGTCAGCCTCTTTCTGTAACTCCGCTTCGTTGTTCACGCCATTCACCCCCTTATGCGCCCTGCCACCTGCCAAACTTTGGTATAATATAACCAAAGAAGGGAGGTGTTATTGTGAATAAAAATGAAGAACTCGCTTTAATTTATGCTAAAGAAATGTTTCA